ATCCTGAGGTGGAAGAGGAAGAATGGCAGTCTCCACCGATTGATCCGTTCTATCTACCTTACGATGATCTAGACACCGATTACACCATGCTGAGTTACGGTTCAGAAAACAAAGATGCCGAGAAATCTTTTGATGTTCTCGATTGTGATGATTCCACACAACTAGTATTAGACAACTTCATAGAAAATGTTTCGTACATTCCCGAAGGCATGTCATGGGCCAGTGTCACAGATGGTTCTTTCGTCGAGCATTTAGAGGATATTCAGGATATTCCCGTCTTACCTAAATGTGACGTTCCTGTTGACACAATTCCTTTCGATGATGATGGTTGTCTGTACACCTTAGAACAGTGTGAGGCCGAGGAACCTTGCGATTCCGACGTCTGCGCAGACTCTGATATGCGGAACAGCGGGTATATGAATTACATATCCGGTACCACAAATCTGTCTTGTTGGCATCCTAAAGTATCTCAGGTTCGACCTGATCCGTCCATTATACAAGACGCTGTTGACGAACTGTTCCCACACCACCACGAAGTAGATGACAGATTTTTCCAAGACTGGGTTGAGACCCATGACATCGATCTTGAAGTTTCTAATTGTGATATCGACCTGTCTAATTTTAATGATTGGACTAAAGGTTCAGGATCGCGATTAATTCCTACATTGTCTGTTGGTGGTTTGTCACATAGAGTCCCGACTCAACGCGAGGCATTATTAGCCGTGAAAAAACGGAACATGAATGTGCCCGAGTTGCAAAGCCAATTTGATCATGACAGCGTTCTGAACCGATGTGTTTCCCGGTTTTTGACTCATGTCGTGGACAAGACTCGATTATCCAAATTGTTGCCCATTTCTGGTGAAGAAGTTCACTTCTTCAATCAGTATGTGGAGAATAAGAACCCTCCTCTTAGTGAGTATAAGGGTCCTGTTCCATTAGTCGCTCTTGATAAATATATGCACATGATCAAGACGACTTTGAAGCCTGTCGAAGAGGATTCTCTTATGATAGAGCGACCTATTCCCGCCACAATCACATATCATAAAAAGGGTGTAGTGATGATGACCTCACCTTACTTTTTGTGTGCGATGGTTCGTTTGCTCTTTGTTTTGAAATCAAAATTCACTGTACCGACTGGAAAGTACCACCAGATATTCCAGATGTGTCCCACGAGACTGAAAGAATCAAAGTTCTTCAAAGAAATTGATTTTTCGAAATTCGATAAGTCTCAAGGTAGACTACATCATGATGTTCAGTTCAAAATCCTCCAAATTCTTGGTATACCAGATCACTTTGTCACAACATGGTTCAATGCCCATGAAAAGAGTTTTATACGTGACAGGGACTGTGGTTTAGGATTTTCCGTTGATTTTCAACGACGTACTGGTGATGCATGCACG